TATCAATGGAGCCACGACCCAGATTGACGTGCCGGGCCTTATCCACGCCACGCCCCAAGGGATTACCCTACCAAGCGGGTTGCACATTCAGTACCCTGGGCTGGAGCGGGTGTGGGCTGACGGCAAGCCGCAGTGGACGTACCAATCCAAGGGCATGACGACCAAGGTGTACGGCGGGTTGACCGTGGAGAACTTTTGCCAAGCTGTGGCTCGGTGCATTGTGGGCGAACAAATGTTGAAGATCAGCAGTCGGTACAAGGTGGTGTTGACGGTACACGATGCCATTGCCTGTATCGCACCTGTTGACGAGGCCAAGGAAGCCCGGAGGTTTGTCGAGGAGTGCATGTCCTGGCGTCCGACCTGGGCGCAGGGTTTACCGTTGGCCTGCGAGTCTGGCATGGGAGCAAGCTATGGAGACTGCTAATCTGTGGTACCTTAACGGCCCTGTCGGTCGCCGTTTTATTGAGGATTCTGACACCGGGCTTGTGTATGCGGTGCCGGAGATTTTTGAGCGCGCCTCCGTGTCTGTGCCCATAACCAAAGAGACGTTTGATGCGCTGTATACCATGTGGCGGTGCGGAGCATCGTTCACACAATTAGCCGAGGAGCACGGCATAACCTCCACCGCTCTTGGGTGGCTGCTGGTCATGCAAGTTGATGATAGATTGTGCAGATACGACGTACACTATGGGGCTCAAAATCTACAAATCGGTTAACTCCCATGGCTCTTGCACACTCCTATTCAGCAATCAAAGACTTTGAAAACTGCGCACGAAAATACCATGAAGTCCGCATACTTAAAAATTTTAAACAGGAGAACACCGATGCCACGTTGTATGGCACAGCGGTGCACAAAGCATTTGAAGACTACATCAAAGACAAGACCCCACTACCCCCACAGTTTGAACAGTTCAAGCACTTCATCGAGCCCCTTGCTAACCTCGGCGGGGACATTCGATGCGAAGAAAAACTGGGTATCCGAGTTGACTTTAGCCCGTGTGGCTTTTTTGACAAAGATGTATGGTTCCGGGGCATCCCCGACTACCTTGCCATCAACCGAGAGCGGGGCGTTGCCCGAGTGGCCGACTACAAGACCGGGAAGTCAAGCCGGTATGCCGACTCAGGCCAGCTTGAACTCATGTCCGCAATGATTATGGCGCACCACCCCGAGGTCAACACCGTCAAGGGGGCCTTGCTTTTTGTCGTGGCAAACGATGTAATTCAGTCTGAGTTCAAGCGCGATGCGCTGTCCGAAATCTGGTCGAAGTGGGCAGGCCGGGCCGGACGTATTGAGCAGGCACTGGAGCATGGGGTATGGAATCCCAGCACCAGCGGCTTATGCAAGTTCTGCCCTGTGAAGACTTGTGCTTATAACTAGGAGGCCATATGGCTAGAGACTACGCGGCGGAGTACAAAAAGTACCAGGGTACTCCCGAACAGATCAAAAATCGCAGCAATCGAAACAAGGCCCGCCGGGTCTTTGAGAAGGCCAATGGCGACCTGCCGGGCAGTGTGGACGTGGACCACAAACGCGCCTTGTCCAAGGGCGGCAACCCGGTTGCGCTGAGTAACCTAAAGGCTACACCAAAAACGGCAAATCGTAGTTTTGCCAGGACCAAGACCAACGGTCTGAAGTCTGAAACTTCTAAACGCGAAAGGAAGAAGTAAGCTACCATTTCGGGGCCTGACGAGCAATCGTTGGGCTATCGTTCTCCTCTAGTTTGCCGGGTAGTTCACTCTACCCGGCTCTTTTTGTCACATCAATCAACGCTATGCAAATCATCCAAGACAGGGCGCTACTGTTTAACACGCGCAATGCCGCTCAAATAACGGCACTCATCCCCAAAAGCAAGGTCATGTCCGAGCAAGATGGGGAATCCCAGGTACTCGTCAACTGGGACTTTGACGAGGTACAACTGCTACGCAACCTGGGCATCAAAGACGCACCAAGCCCCATCCTCGGGCGGTACAAGTGGCCTGGGGTGTATGTGCCGTTCGAGCACCAACGAACGACTGCCGACTTTCTCACCCTGCATCCAAGGTGCTTTGTGTTCAACGAGGCAGGCACAGGAAAGACCAGTGCGGCTGCATGGGCAGCGGACTATCTGATAAGCCAGGGTAGGGTCAACCGAGTGTTGGTGGTGTGCCCGGTGTCGATCATGGAGACCGCATGGCGGGCTGACTTATTTCGCACGGTGATGCACCGCACAGTGGCGATTGCCCAGGGCTCCAAGAAGCAACGGCAGGCGATTGTGAACGGCGACTACGAGTTTGTAATCATCAACTTTGATGGCGTGAAGGTTGTTGCAGAAGAACTTAGGAACGGCGGCTTTGACTTAATTATTGTGGACGAGGCCAACGCCATCAAAAGTGTGCAGACCGACCGCTGGAAGATGCTTGCAAGCCTTGTCAAAGCAAACACGCGGCTGTGGCTGATGACGGGTACCCCTGCAGCGCAGTCCCCCGTGGATGCGTATGGTCTGGCCAAGCTGGTCAACCCCAGTTCAGTGCCACTGTTCTTTGGCTCATTCCGCGACAAGGTGATGAACAAGATCACGCAGTACAAGTGGGCCCCCAAGCACGATGCCCGCGACACAGTGCACAAGGTATTGCAGCCAGCGATACGTTTCACCAAAGAAGAGTGCCTGGACTTACCCGACATGCTGTTCACCACCAGGGAGGTGCCGCTCACCGCACAACAGCAGAAGTACTACGATGCCATCCGCAAGCAAATGATGATGGTTGCCGCAGGCGAAGAGATCACCGCACCCAATGCGGCGGCGTTGCTCAACAAGTTACTGCAAATCTCCCAAGGCGCGGCCTATACGGACAATAGAGACGTGGTTGAGTTCGATGTGAGCAACAGGCTCAGCGCACTGCTGGATGTGATTGACGAGACCTCCAACAAGGTAATTGTCTTCATACCGTTCCGGCACTCGCTCAACATGCTGGAGGACGAACTTGCCAAGCGGTCCATCACAACTGAGTCCATACACGGCGACATAGCGGCATCCAAGCGCGGCGAAATAATCAAAAGGTTCCAGACCGAAGACGACCCCCGGGTGTTACTCCTGATACCCCAAGCGACAGCCCACGGGATTACCCTAACCCGCGCAGACCAAGTTGTCTGGTGGGGTCCTGTAGCATCAACAGAAATCTACATGCAAGCCAACTCCCGGGCACACCGGGCGGGCCAAACCAACAAGGTAACCGTCACTCACCTGCAAGGGAGTCCGGTTGAGCGCAGGATGTACATCATGCTCCAGAGCAAGATTGACATGCACTTGGACCTTGTTGAGTTATACAAACAAGAAATCGCTTGACAGCGTAATTTGACACTGTATAATTTATTTCATCAACGCAAATCAAAGGAAATCGCATGGACGCAAACCAACTGGTAAAGGTGTATATAAAAATACGCGATGCCAAAGACATCAAACAAAAACAAATGGAAGAGGAAGTTGCCGCACTTGAAGCGCAGCTTGAACTCATAGAGGCAGAACTATTGGAAATTTGCAAGACCACCGGTCAAGACGGTGGCTCCACACAGTATGGGTCGTTTCGGCGATCTGTCAAAACCCGGTATTGGCCGTCCGATTGGGACAGCGTTTATCGGCTTATCAAAGAGCACAGTGCGCCCGAGTTGCTTGAGCGCCGCATTCACCAGGGTAACTTCAAAGAATTTTTGCAAGCCAACCCTGACAAACTGCCAACCGGCATGAATGTGGATTCAAAGTATTCGGTCACCGTTCGTCGTGCACGTTAATCAACCAAAGGAAATCAAATGAGTAACATCTCTCTCTTCAAATCTGGCTCCGTCATCCCCGACTATCTGCGCAACGCCCCTGATGCGACTACCAAAGACATTGCTGGTAGCTCTGGCGGCAAACAAATCTCCATCAAAGGAGGCGTATGGCGTATGGTTGTGGGCGGCGAGGAAGTGGCCAAGAACGAAGACCGGTCTATGAACTTCGTGGTGGTTGCCAGCGGCAAGGGCATCACCCGCACCTTCTACGCAGGCAAATATGAGGAAGGCAAAGATATCAAGCCTGCCTGCTGGTCAGCGGAAGGCGTTGTGCCCAACGCCGAAGTCCCCGAGCCGCAGAGTTCTTCGTGCGCTACCTGTTCCCAAAACATTGAGGGCTCTGGCGAAGGCAAGTCTCGCGCATGCCGATTCAGCAAGCGTTTGGCTGTGACCGTGGAGAACGATATCAGCGGCAACGTGTACCGCCTGTCGGTGCCCGCCAAATCTTATTTCGGTAAGGCCGATGGCGAGAAGATGCCCCTGCAAGCCTATGGCAAGTTCCTGGCTGGACATGGCATCCCAATCACTGGCTTGGTGACTGAGGCCCGCTTTGACACTTCGGAGGCTGTGCCTGTGTTGAAGTTCCGCGCCGTTCGCCCGCTGACCCAAGACGAGTGGGAAATCGCCAAGGCCCAAAGCCTGACCGATGACGCCAAGATGGCCACTGAGTTCAAGATGGTTCCGTCAAGAGCAGAGACGGGTACCCAGCCCGCTTTGCCCGAAGCGTTCCAGCAAGCACCTGTGCCCGCCGAGGCCCCCGCCGCCACGACTGAGCCTGTCAAACGCGCCAGCAAGAAAGCCGCTGACGCGCCTCCACCTCCCCCCAAAGACGTAGCCTCTGTGCTTGCCGACTGGGGTACGGATGACTGAAGTCACAAGGGGGTACACCACCCTCTTTGTCCGTAAAGTGGAGGGGGCAGATCAAACTCTGCCCGTCATCCAGTTCGCAAGGCTTTGTATCGACCGGGAATTGCCGATCGCATCCATCGCCTTGCGGCTTGGTGTCACCCGCGCAACTGTGTATAACTGGTTCACAGGTAAAGCGACCCCACGGGCCCGACACATTGAGGCAATCAGGAAACTTTCAAAACGCTACGAAGCCAAAGCGCTTCGGCGTGGTTGAGCCGTGAGGACATGTGAACAATTTTCTCGACTCCGTGTTGCCCGCTCAGGGCACCTACTGTGCGGTTGGGATTAAAAGCAAGCTGGTAAAGCAGTCGTTTCACGACACTGTTGCGGATATTGATGCGGTTGCGGTTGGGCTGGATGCCCGGGGCGTTGATGCCTACTACGCACTCGCAAGCTTTGCCGACCCCGCGTTGGGGCGCAAGGCAGAGAACGCAGCCTACCTACGTGCTTTTTTTCTTGACTTGGATTGCGGCACTGGCAAGCCGTACAACGACTCGGCCCAGGCTTGCAGCGAACTGGGTATCTTCGTGCGGACTACGGGTATGCCCGAGCCCACGATTGTGTTTTCTGGCGGCGGTGTCCATGTGTACTGGCCCTTGCTTGAAGACCTGGAAGCTGACAAATGGCTGGGCATGGCCAAGCGCCTCAAGACCCTGTGCCGTGAGAACAACCTACATGCCGACCCAGCGGTGACTGCGGATGCCGCCCGCATCCTGCGAGTGCCTGGGACAAACAACTATAAGGAAGCTACGCCGCGCCCGGTGCGCATCGTGAATGCTGGCCTGCCGGTTGCTGTTGAAGATATTGAGAAGTGCCTGCCCCCCGCTCCGGTTGACCTGACTGCCGCCAAGCAGTTCGGCATGGACGAGGCGACCCGCAATCTGGCCGTGGGGGACTACCCCACCTGTGACTTCCTGAGGATTGTCCAGCGCAGCTTGTCAGGCAATGGGTGCGCCCAGATGGCCAAGGCCATCACCGAGGTGGCAACGCTTGAGGAACCCCTATGGCGGGCCGCGCTGTCGGTCGCTGTGCGGTGTGAGGACGGTCAACAGGCTATCCACAAGTTATCCAAAGGCCACCCAGGGTACAGCGCCCACTCCACCGAGGCCAAGGCGGCGGAGACCAAGGGACCATACACCTGCGATTGGTACCGCATCAACTATTCGGCAGGGTGTGCCGGATGTACTCAGCGGATATCCAGCCCCATATTGGTCGGCAAGCGCGTGGAGATGCCCGCCGAGACCGCCGCAGTGACGGTTGCAGTGCCCAGTGCGCCCCCTGCCTCACAGGCGTTTGTTGTGGAGACTTCGTATGGGGATGCGGACGAGGGCCAGGGCCCACGCATCACAGTGGAGATACCGCCATAC